GTCGTATCAGGGCACGGGGATTTCATGTCTTCATTAGCCGATTTGGTACGCGGTCCTGTCAAAGGGGTCAAAACCGTGGCCGATGTGGTTTCGGGGCTTACTGGGAAAGCCTTGAAGCTTATTGGAGATGGGGATTACACAGGGGCAAGAGGAATGGATATGAAAGTAAACGCCAATTCCTTCCTTACTGGAACACAAACTCCAGAGATTGTCAACAGAGGGCAAGCTTATATAATGCGGCACGCGGAGTACGTCGCCGATATTGCTCCATCCGTTACTTTCGTAAATACCCAATATCCTCTACAACCTGCTTTAGCTCGTGCGTTCCCTTGGCTGCGGAATGTTGCCGCCAATTTCGCAGAGTACCAGATACTTGGGGCGTTACTTCAGTATCGACCACTAGTTTCTCCAAATCACGTCAATGCTTCTGGGGAAGTTATATACTCAGTGGACTACAACGCTGGTACCCCTGCCCCTCTGTCCAAGGTCCAATCAGCTAATGCTGATTACGCCACTAGTTGTGCGCCTTGGGAAAGGATGGTTCAAGCCTTGGAGTGCGACCCCAAGCAAACCACCTTTCCTCATCGTTATATTAGAACTGGAGCTGTCCCTTCTGGGCAGGATCCGAAGACCTATGATTGGGGTAATATTAATATCTCAACTCAAGGACAAGCCAACACTACTGGTAGTTTAGGGGAACTTTATATTATATATGAAATTGCCTTTTTCAAACCTGTCGCCACAGCTGGCCTTGGTCTATCTATTTTAACTGATTCATTCACCGGTACATTTGCATGTACCGCTGCCACAAATATATTTGCTAATATTACGATCTTACCAAATGCTAATTCTAGTTTGGGTCTTACTTGGGCGGCGACTCAGTTTAACTTCCCATCATATATCCTCCAAGGATCATATTTGTTTACTATCACGTTTACAGCCAATGCCGTTTGGTCTGCCTCAGCTAATTGGGGTGGGCCACCCGGTGGTGCTAATGTGAATTTATTACAAGTTTGGTCCGGTCCCACTGCGGACAATGCTTATACCTACGTTCCCCAATCGCCTGGTAACGTTGCAACAGTAGCTGCCACCGGTAACGTCTTACAAATGATGTTCATAGTGTCAGTTAATGCTCCTGGGTCAAGCATTGCTACAATTAGTTTTCCTAGTTTAAGTTCTGCCATTACAAATTCAGGACGAGTGGATGTTATAGCCACACAGCTCAACTCAAGCGTGTTGTTTTAATTTCAAGATTCTATTTGGAAGGGGTTATTTTTACCGTTCCTTAAAAAGTCTCGACCACTCATTCTATCACATTCAATTCGTACTCAGTACTTTTGTTTCTTATTTGCTCAAAAGGTGCTATCACCGAGCACTCACACTCGTATTCCAATATTCCGCTATTAAGTTAGTGATTGTTATTTTTCACGTTTTACGTCGTTGATCA